ACGTGATGTTTTGGCCCCAGTCGGCGAGGACTGAGGTGGGGATTGGGGCAAAGGTGGTGTCGATCAGGCCCATGTCAGCCTCGACGTAGACGGACGGCGTAGTTGGTGGCGCCACCCATGCAATAGGCGCCGAGATAGGTCTGGAGCCAGGGGTATAGGTCGAAAACGTTGTTCACCATGCCTGGCGTGGTGGAGCTGGACTTGTATTTGACCTTCAGTTCGCCGAGTTCCACTTGGTCGTAGAGGCCGGTCGTGCCGGTGCTGCCGGTGATGGCGTCGGTGTCGTTGGCAAGGGCGCGTGCCAGTTCGTAGGTGGCGACTTTGATTTCTGTTGGGATGATGATGCAGACCAGTTCGATGCCGTCAACCTCGAAGTCTTCGCGGGGCCACTTCAAGGCTTGGGTTGTGGTGCAGCGGTCGCCGTAGAAGCTGAGGGCGTCGATCCAGCGGGTGGCGCTGATGAGGGCGCGGTTTTTTTGGTCGTCAGTCTTATTTGTCCAAGTGGCTGAGTCTGGGACAGTCTCGAAATATGTGTTTGCAGCGGCCAGCGTCACGTAGCTATTGGCTGACGCGCCGGCAACAGTGGCATCAATGACGGCAGCCACAATCAGTACATCCTTTGTTTGAGTCTAGCGCCAGTGCGTGATTTCCTCTGTTTGGGGGGATCGCGTAGCACCATTGAGTGATAAACCTTGGCGCCAAACATTTCCAGTTCGGCTTGGGCTTCTAGGTGTTGGCCGTACTGGACGTCAACAAAGCTGCGACAGTTATCCTGTAGTACGAAGAGACGCACTGTACTCATGCCCGCTCGCAAAGCTGCTGACAGCCTAGAAGTAAAGGAGAAATCCGCACCGTCCGCGCTGCCTGGTGACACCGTTCGCTCACTGGAGCCTGTTGCTGAGGCAATCCGCGAAATGTTTGCCGCCGGTAAAGATGCAGAGACGATCCAGCAGGAGCTGGCCGTTAGTCCACATGTGTTTCGTGAACTGCTCAGCCACTCTTACAAGATGGTGGGTCGTGCTCCAGAGATTTTTGAATATCAGGAGCGGATTCGGATTGGTGAAATTGAGGGTTGAGTAGACAAAAGAAAAGGCCCCCGGTTGTGGGGGCCTTTTTAATGTCCTGCTGAAAGATCAGTAGGCAGAGGTGTCGAAGGGGGTGTTGACCAGCAGGCGAGCGATGGGCACTTGCTTGGTAGTGCTGTACACCAGGCTCCAGGAGGCGGTGTCGGCCAGGTTGCCGGTGGTGGCAGCGTTGGTCGGGTTGTCGCCAGCCACGTTCCACTTGGTGCCAGTCACGTGGTAACCGTAGTGGTAATCCACGGCCAGGATGTCCTGCATCGACAGGATGTTGCGGTCTGCAGCCAGACGCAGATCCTGTTGGATGCCCTCGGAAACGACGCCGCTCTGGAAGAGGTACACGGGGTACTTCTTCGCGTGGGTCGAGGTGCCGCCGGTCAGAGCAACCAGCTGGTCGTCGATCACTACGCGGAGACCAGCAAAGGTCGCCACTTCGGTTTGGGTCACGCCCACACCGCCGCCACCCCATACGACGGAACCGCCGGCAGACAGTGCAGAGGTGCTGAAGGTCAGCATCCCCACCTGCTGGAGGTAGTACGCAACGTTGGAGTGCATTGCGATGGAGTCGAGGTTGTCGCCTCGCTCACCCAGCAGGGCCTTGGCGGCCACCACGTTGGCGACGTTCAGGAAGTTGGCCTCGGTCATCGAACCGGGGACACCAGCAAAAGTCTTGTTGGTCTGGTTTGGACCAAGCACGCCGGCACCGGAGATGCCGCCGAACAGACCCAGCAGCTGAGCAGCCAGGGTGGCGGTCTTCAGCTTGTTGATGGCGGCGGTCAGCTGGTTGCGGACGTGGGCCAGAGGATCGGCGCCAGAGCCGAGCTTGCTGAGGTCGTCTGCGGCGTAAGCAAAGCCACGGTGCAGAATCGTCATGATCTGCTCGTCGGCAGTGACGTTCTGGGCGGTCAAATAACCCAGGCCACCGTTCCAGCCGGAGGTGGAGAGGATCTGGGTCTCGGTGGGGGCAATGGGGTCGAAGAAAGGCACGCGCACGCGGGTGCCGCCAGCGCGGGCGTCGAGGGCAGCGTTGCGCTGCACGATGCCGCTCTGGATCCACTTCGATTGCTCGAAAATGCCCTCAGCGGTGTACTGAAGAAACTCGGGACGAGTTACAAGGTTCGAGAGAAAAGTTCCCCCGAAGTTGCTGTTAGAAGCAGACATTGGGTAGCTCCAGTGGAGTCAAGGTTGGGGAGGTTGCCCCACAGGGGCTAGAGGCCGGCCTCAGCTTTCAACAACCGGGCCTTGTCGGGGTCGCTGTTCAGCATCAGCATTTGCTGAGTGACGTTCCAGCTGTCCTTAGACCAGGGGTTGGTTTGGCCGGGGAGGGAGGTATTGCGGGCACTACCCGTAACACCCATGCCGGCACGGTTCGTAGCTGCAAAATGATGCTCGTAACCGCTGCCGGGGTTCTTCAAGTTGGCGATGTACTCACCAACTGGAACTTCCACGCCGCCGACAACAGCCACAGGCTGTCCTTCTTTAGCGCGTAGGTTCTCCTGAAGTAAACGATACAGCTGATCAGGTGCCAGTGCACCAGCTTGGGAAAGCTGTGCGATAGCGGCAGATTTCACTTGTTCTTGTGTAAATCCTTGGCGGATTTGTTCCACTTCGGATTCTTTCGCGGCGAGTTGTTGCTTGAGGTCAGCAACAGTTTGCTGGGCTTCTTCCCAGAGAGTTTTGAACTCGCCGGATTCAGCTAGCTTTGCGGTTTTTGCTGACTCTTGGGCTATACGCAGCTCATCGAGCTGTTTTTGGAGGGTTTCGCGGTTTTCGCGGTCTTTGCGGCGTTCGGCGATCAACTCTTGGTTTTTCGCACGAAGCGCTTCGAGTTGGGCGGCCAGATCGGAGCTTTCAGCCACAGGCTGAGGGGCAACAGGCTCCACAGGAGTCACTGGTGCTTGCTGTTCTTCGGGCACAGTTGTGTATTACTTGGACGTTTCTAGGTTAGCAGTTAAGAGTTTTCCGGGCTATCCATGTCCGATTCTGAGTCAGGCTCTTCTTGCGTAGAAGCGGGCTCGACAATTTCGATAGCGGAACGTCCTGCTGCTTCCACTTCGTCTTCGACATTGATGTTGTCCGGGAGAACTTCGCCACGGCGGAGGATCTCCAGCAGCATCGCGTCGCTGATTTTGCCCATCTGGTTCAGTTGTGCCAGTACGGAGACGTCTTGGCCGATCAGGCGGTAGTAGTCAAAGTCGCGGTCAATCGCGATTTCGGGGGGTTCCATGCCCACGTATTGGGCGGCGAAACCAAAGGCTTGGTTGAGGGCGCTTTCCAGTTCTTGGCTGATGATCGAGAGGACGCTGTTGGATTGGGCTTGGTCGATGCGCTTGGCCTCGGCAGACTCGGCGACGAACTTCTGGCCGAAGAGCTTGGTGACGCCAAGCGTGGACATTTGGCCCTCCAGTGCTTGGAGTTCTTGCATTTGGGCGTCGAAGCTGGTGGCGTCGGCCTGTACGTAGTACGCCTTGTTGCCCGGCTGCATGGCGATGGCGTAGTTGACGCCCATCGTTGCGGAACCAGTCGTGTCGTCCCAGCCCTCTAGGACAAGGGTGGGCATGGCGGCAATGTGTAGGGCGTGGATTAGGTCGGCTTGGCGTTGGTAGTGCGTGATATTCAGGTTGGCAATGTCCAGTAGTGGGGGCTGGGATACCAGCAGGCCACGGCGGTTGCTGTAGATCGGGACTAGGGGAATTTCGTTGAGGCTGTAGCCGCCGGTGGCGGTGAACTCCACGAGTTCTTGGCCGAGGGTGTAGAGGTCGTAGCGGCCGGGGTAGATGACGCGCATTTCCTCGACTTGTTCTTCGCCGAACTCGTTCAGCGGGCGAACGTCGTAGTCGTGGATGCGGACTTGCAGCAGGCGGTTGGTGCCAGATTCCTTGCGCCAGCCCCAGATCTGGGGGGCGTCGACGTGCACGAAGTAGGGGCGGCGGCCCATGGCGCGTTCTTCGGCCAGATTTCGGGCTTCAGTCGCTGCCGGGTAGTCCACCAAAATGGCGCTGTGGCCGTAGGTAAGACTGCTTACTAGGGCGCGGCGGGCGTATTCGTTGATGTTCGAGCCGAGGCCGTCGATGTTTTGTGCCAGCTCCAGCCAGTAGGGGTCGCCCTCGATGTGGATAGGCTTGCGGAGGATGGCGCCAGCTGCGGTTTCGATCAGGCGGCTCGTGTACGGGCTGAGGACGCTGCGGTCGACGCGGGTTTGATATGCGTCGTCGTCTTCACGCGGTTCTTGAGGGAGGTAGGTCTCGCTCATGTCGCGGATGTAGTTCGTGCCGCGCGTGACAGCTGCCATGACGCCCCAGTCCGGCATCATGCCGATGACTTCGAGGCTGCGGACGAACGGGGATTCGCTGACTACAGCTCCAGTTGGCGGGATGTTGGCGCTGTAGACCACGGCTAGGCTCCTACTTTGTACTTATTTTGGCAGAGAGTCACCACTTGGTTTTGTTTGCCCAGTAAGCGGCAGACATTTTTCCTTTGGCGATGTTGTCTGCGTGGCGTGCTTTGAAGGCTTCGCGGCGTGCTTTATTTGCCGCTGATTCACCTTCACGCTTGGGTGATCCAGAAACTCCTTGTTGGCCGAAGCGGATAAGTTTTACTTTGTCGCCGTCTTTTGCTAAGACGGCGTGTGATTTATTTGGGTGGTTTGGGGTGCGCTTGGGTTTGTTGTAACCCGAGAACTTTTCGCCGCGATACTCAATCATCGTCGTCTTCCTCGTCGTCGGGATCGGAGATTGGCACCAGCACTTCGATGCCTTGGGCGAGCATTGCTACAAAGCCGCCCAAGATTTCTGGGTTTTGGGGTGATTTGAAGACGAATGTGGCGTGAGTGAGGCCGTCTTCAGCATCAATTTCGATGTGAACACAGCCTCCGTTTACTGTTTGTATCGCCATTAGCCGTGATAAGCGACTGCAATGTGAGGGACGACAGTTGGTGTGCCAGAGCTGATTTCAGAAATACGCATACGGATCTTTGCGGCAGGTTTGCCGTCGTAGAAATAAACGTACTGGCCGTTGGAGTTGATGGTTTTGCTGGTGTCGATAGTGAACCAGTTGCCGTTGCCGTTGAAGCTGCACTCCAAGTCCAGTTTGAAGTTGGCGCCGCCGGTAACTGTGGCCGCAAATGTGTAGCTAGAGGATTGGGCAGGAACCTCCATCCAGTCATCTAGCGCGGTGAGATTGGCGCCAGTGAACTCGACGATGTTGGTGAAGTGGTCTTTGGCGGTGATTGCTTTGGCGGCCATGTTTATTTCCTCCGTTTTTTAGCTGTTTTGGCGGCTGCTTTGAAGGCAGCGGCGGTGGGGGCACCTTTTGTGCCAGGCTTGCGCATTTTTTCGCCGCTGCCGGCAGCGATGCGCTTGCGTTTTGCAGCGATATTGCTGTAAAGGCCGCGTTTTGCCATTACTTTTTCCTCTTTTTGCGGGTCATGCCGGCCTCGGACATAGCAATAGCAATCGCCTGCTTGCGGCTGGTTACTTTTTTGCCAGAGCTGGACTTGAGTGCGCCAGATTTATACTCTGGCATCACTTTTTCGACCTTTTTTTGGCCTTTGGTGGGCTTTTTTGCCGCCATTGTGTGCCAGCGAGGGGTGTTACCACACACGATAGGACGTTTTGCCCAGGCTCTCTGGTTTGGCCAAGTTGAAGGTTTGTAGGCATAGATAACCAAGGGCGTCGAAGGCGTGGTCTACACCAAGGTTTTTGTTGGGGAGGCCCGTTCCAGGGGAGTAGGTGAGGGTGCGGAGAGATTTGATTAACTCCTTGCAGCGCGGGTGGATGAAGAGGCGGCGGGTTCCAGTTGCATCTAGAAGGGCGGTATTGACGCAGGTGATCTTGTCGCGGATTTTCCAGGGATTTCTGGGGCTGGAAACGGTGAAGCCGCTCTTGCGGAGGATGTTGTGGTCGGTGGCGCCAACGCCGCTGGTCTTGCGGGCGCCACCAGTGGGGTCGGGGCAGGCGATAATTCGGCGCTCCACGCCGTAGCGGGATTGGATTTCTTCGCACAGGTCCCAGGTGGTGGCGCCGCCGGTCATGATGATTTCGTCGAAGACCCAGAGCACGTCGCCTTTTTTCACTGCGCAGACGGCGCTCATTGGGTCCACGTTGAAGTCCACTCCAAGTAGGAGGGGTAGGACGGGGAGATCTTGGACTTGTTTGTCGATGTTGTCGTCGCCAAATGAGACTGCAACGAGACCGCTGAGATTCTCGAAGCTGGCCTCGAACTCTTGGCGGAATGTGCGAGGGTCGAGTTGCGCGCGGGCGGCTTCGATCTCTTCTGGTGGGACGTTATCGCCGTCGATTGTTGTGAATTGCCAGCGGCTCCAGTCCTTGTCGCCGCTATCCGCGTATTGCCAGAGTTCGTAGAACCAGCTAGCGGTGCCGTCCGGGGTGGAGATAAATAGTGCCCAGCCTTGTTTGTCCGCGAGGGCGGGGCGGATCACCTCGAACCAGACCTCGGCGTCCATAAATGCCGCCTCGTCAAGGACAACTCCGGCGAGGCTTCTGCCGCGTAGGGCCATCGCGTTTTCAGTGCCCTTCAGTTCGATCGTGGAGCCGTTCACCAGCTCGATCTTGAGGTCCGTTTCGTTCTTGGCCTTGATCCAGGCTTTTGGGACGAGGCGTTTCAGGACTTTCCAGGCAATGTCTTTCGCCATCCGGTATGTAGGGGCGGCATAGAAAAAGGTTTCGCCCGGCCTTTCGATCGCCCCACGCAATAACTCGATACATGACAGGTAACTTTTGCCGAATCTTCGGCCAGCTACCAATACTCTGAAGCGTTTTCGGCTGGAAAACACCTCGCCTTGGGCATAGCGAAGGGTGAGTGCTCCAGCAGAATCGGGCATTTTTTGGGGTATAGGTACCTTCTAGGGTAGTACAGGAATTGAACCCCTGCCCCCGGTGTAGTACAGAAGAAGGAATTGAGGATATGTCAGTAGGTTCCCTGGGTGCCGCCCCGACCGCAAAAAAGCCGGAGGTCACCCCCCGGCCTGTGATGTGCTAGAGTAGTGCCCAGGCGGTGAGCGCGGCGAGCGTCGCCCAGAGGATCCGCTGCTGTTGCTGTAGCCGTTCGATGGTGGCGGCCTGGTGATCGGTTAGTTCCAGCGCGGCTGAGATGATCTCGGGCTTGGAACTGCGGTCGGTGATGTTCATGGGGTGGTTTCCCTTAGGACTCCGTTAGTGTAGCACAGCAGAGCCGCGCAGTGCGGCCCTACTGTCACACAGTGTAACATCAGCAGAGCTTATCGCCCGAGCACCACGAGGCGACATTCGGCAGCGGAGCGGCCGGCAGACTCACACTGCGCCAGTCGGTTCTGATTGTCGGCGCCCATGGCGAGAACACCGCAGGCGGTGAGGAGTGCGGCCAGGGTCAGGAGGCGGTTGGTCATTGGGAAGCGTGGTGAGCTTACATCCCATTGTTGCACACTATCGGCCGTTTGCCTAGCCCTGGCGCTTGTCTTCAACCGTGATATTCAGCGTGGGTGCAGCGGCTGCCTGCTGCTCTGGCGCAGCCTCGCCAATCACCGCGCCCATGTCTTTGAGCAGCATCGCCACAGTCTGCAACTGGCCTTTCGCCATGGCTTTACGGCAGGCAGAAAGGCGTAACGCCTGTATTTGGTTCAGCAGTTCGCCTCTGGTGGCGATTTGCTCCGTCTTGAGCAGTTCGGTAGCACGGCTGTAGTCTTCATCTGCCGTGCGCACAGACACCCCGAAGC